CGTGGCTGCCCGTGCTGCTGATTGAGAACGCCCAGCAGAGCCGTCAGACTGGTGCTGCTGTGGAGTCCTTCCGCAATGAAGTCGTTGCGGTCAACCAGCAGCATGCACTTCTAGCAGCTGCAAGTACATTCCCTATATTAGATGTAGCATCATGAGAGTTACCGTTATCCCAGCAGATCGCTGGATTCGCCGCGATGATGATGCGGCCAACCTCTCCGAGTGGCCTTTTGACGATGTCACCATTCACGCTATCCAGTGGTACGACACAGAAGGTGAAATTGAATACAAAGGTAGGCCTAAGCCTCCAAACGAGATCATTACTAATTTTTCGATCCTAGAGCCGTATGTTTCCGCGCTTGATTTGTATCTAGCAGAGCAAGCCGCACAGCAAGTTGTCCCTAGTGAAGCAGAGTAGACCTACTCTCTAACGTCACCACCCCTGCATAACGTCGCTAGGCACGTTAGGCACCTTCACTAATCACCTCCTAACTTTCTCCTAATTAGGAGATTAACCACACCGGGGTCCCAGCAATGGGGCCCCTTTTTCTTTGAGAAAAAACCATGCTTACCATTCTTGGCATCAAAGTCTCCTACGAGACCCTGGTCTTCTTTGCCCTGTTCCTGGGCTCTGAAGTCATCGGCAACAGCAAACTAAAAGAGAACAGCATCGTCCAGGTGCTCCTTTCTATTGTCACCTACCTGAAGATCGTCCGTAAAGAGGACGACAAGATTCAACGCATCAAAGATAGTCTCAAGGGTTGACGTGATGGTGCTACTAGACGTGGCACAATATTATCCTCAAACTGACTCAGCCACCCGGCATGGAGATCGGATGTGCTTTAGCTCTACATGTGCTATGGCGCTTAAGTATCTCCTGCCGAAGTCATTGACGGGTAGTAACGCCGACGATGATTACTTGAAGACTGTCCTGAAATACGGCGACACAACTCAATCCAGAGCCCAAGTCCGGGCTTTACAAAACTATGGTGTGATGGCTTCCTTCTACACCAATGGAAGCCTGACCAAACTTCAACAAGAACTCAAAGCTGGCTACCCCGTCGCTACTGGAATCCTTCATCACGGACCAGTTGCGGCTCCTAGTGGTGGTGGTCACTGGATGTTGCTGATCGGTGATGAGGGAGCTAACGGTGTCTTCCATGACCCCTATGGGGAGCTGGATAACGTCAACGGAGGCTATGCCCGCATTGGTTCAGGTGGCAAAGAAGTTCGATATTCCTGGAAGAACTGGTTGAAGCGTTGGGAGGTCGATGGCCCCCGCACTGGTTGGTACATGACCTTCAGGAAACAATGATTGAAGCAATTATTACTGGTGTTCTGTCAATCATTGTCGGAGCAGGTGGCGGAATCCTTGCAGTGAACTCGAAATCAAGCAGCCGAATGGATCAGATTGACAAGCGCATTGATAATCTCGAACTTCGGCTTGCAGAGAAATATGTACCAAGGCAAGAGTTAGCTCATGCCCTACAAAAGATGGAGGATCATATGATCCGCATCGAAAACAAACTAGATCAGATTGTCCTTAGAAATGGCTAAAGCAAAGGCAACTGAGGACATGTTTAACGAGTTGCATAATCTCGTTACCACTGAATTCCTCAGCCGGATCCGCTCCGGTGAAGCGTCCACTGCTGACCTAAAAGCAGCCTGTGATTGGCTGGCAAAGAACGATATCTCAGGGGTTGCCTACGCCGGTAACCCTTTAGACAAGCTTGCCTCAATCATGCCCAAGGTCGATCCAGAACTTGTACAACGGAGACTCCATGGCAGGGCGTACAAGTAAATACTACAAAGACAACCCCAAAGCTGCTGCTAAGCACCGCAGCTACATGCGGGAATATAACCAACAACCCAGCAAAATTGAATACCGGTCTGAGCTAAACCAAGCTCGTCGAAAACGGGGGATCTATGGGAAAGGTGGAGGTGACCTTTCTCATCAACGGAACGGATCTCTCAAAATTGAATCAGCAAAACGAAACAGAGCCCGTAATGGGCACGGGAATAACAAACGTTTGGCATGACACCCTTGCTACCCAGTCCTGAACATTACATTTACAACATGCTGACCATGACAAGTCCAGAGGCAAAACGTCTGTGGAGACGTGCCATCAAGGAACACTTCAATTGTCAATGTGTCTACTGTGGAGAAACTTATGAACTACAAGAACTCACGCTTGATCATGTCTATCCAAGACATTATGGGGGAGAATCAATCACAAGGAATCTTGTCCCAGCTTGTAAGAAATGTAATCACGACAAGGGAACAAATAACTGGCTCACTTGGATGAGAGACCGGTTTGGCATTACACAACGTGAAGGTTTAATTTTATCTTGGATTAAATAATGGCACCAAAACGCAAACCATCGATGCTGGCTCGTCAGCGTCAACTTCTTCAACAAACCCGGCAAACCAAAGCAGCTGCTAGCCGTCAACTGCCTTCTAGTGGTGGCACCAGTGCAAATAGCTTGAAAGCAACCGCTCAACGCACCAGTACCAGGGTGCAACAGAAGGTCAATCAAGACGTTGCAACCCTTCGGGCTCTTGCCGACAACATGCGTCGGAACCAGGAACGTAGCAATCGACAGATTCAACCGGATCCGTCACCTCGTGTTCGCTACACCGGCCCTAACGGTCCTAACCCCAAAGGTCAGCCCTCCCTGCCTCCAGCACGTCGTTCAGCCGCTGGTCCCATCAAGCTTCCCAACGGAACTGATCCTTCCCAGCTCAGGATGAAAGCCAAGGGCCTTGACATCCTCAGCGAACAAGGTGGTGCTCAGAACTCCCGTAGAGCACGTCAGACACGGGAAGCCGCTAGTCGCCCGCAACCTCAAAACGGTGGTGCTTTGACTCAACGTGGAGGTGCTTTGACCCAACGTGGGGGTGGTGTGACTCGTACCCGCAATGGTGGTCCTGTGGATCCCGTGCGTGTTCGGGACATGGGTAACACCCCTCCCCGCCAACTGCCTGGTCAGCGTGGTCTGCCTGGTGGAACTGGTGGTGCTGACAGTGTTCGTGCCTCTGGTGCACGCACTGGACAGCCTGGTCCTAACCGTCCTGCTCTTCCTGCTGGTAGGCCTGGTGGTTCCCTTGCTACTCGTGCAAAGGGAGCAGGCGGCGGTGGCGCTGCTGCAGCTTTTATTGCATCACTGGCAGAACCGGCTGTGTCGGCTGCAGGCCAAAGCATGGGTAAGGAGCTGGGTAAGGCTCTGATTCCGGTTGGTCGTCGTATTGATGACATGCTGCCTGGCGTCAACAGCCGCGATGAGGCTAACCGTCGTCAACGTGCCACTCCCCTTCGCCAGACAACGGCACAGGAGCGGTCACGGGCAGTCCGTCTGGAGCAGTACAACCCTCCTGCCAAGCCCAAAGCTCCTAAACCGAGCAACTCAGGCACCACAGCGACTCGCTCCTCTGGCGGTAGACAAGCTGAAGTCCGCTCCTCTGGTCGTCCTAGCTCGGCTTCCCGTCAACCAACTCAAATCGTTCGTCCTCCCAGCGCACCCAAAGCTCCCAAACAGGAACCCAAAGCTCAACCCAACCTGAACGGCGTTGGTCCGGTCAAAGACGGTGAGCTCTACTCCGACAAACTCAAGATCAGCAAAGTTGGTAGTGATGGTCCTGATCTGGAGCGTCGGCGTGCCTTCCTTGATGCCAAAGATTCCATGTCTGGCATGAAGGCTGTGAAGGCTCTGCTGGAGAAGCGTAAGAAGCGCATGGCTGAAGGCTGATTCATATAACCCTCTGAGAGGCCCCTAGAAGGCGCCAGAAGGCCTCTCTTTATCCACTTAGGTATATTCTATCATCAATGCCAGTAAAACGCCGCAGAGCGGCTCCTGGAGGGGATTCCGTTTTGGAGTCCCTTCAGAAGGACTTTAAGATCTTTCTACAAGCCTTATGGCAGCAGCTCGACCTTCCCTCCCCCACCCGTGCACAGTACGCCATTGCGGACTACTTGCAGCACGGTCCTAAACGACTACAGATCCAAGCCTTTCGAGGCGTAGGTAAATCCTGGATTACTGGTGCCTTTGTTCTGTGGACCCTGTTCAACAATCCAGAGAAGAAGATCATGATCATCTCTGCCTCGAAGGAACGGGCAGACAACATGTCGATCTTCTTGCAGAAGCTGATCATCGAAACCCCCTGGCTCATCCACCTCAGACCCAAGAGCGACGATGCCCGTTGGTCTCGAATCTCCTTTGATGTCAACTGCTCACCTCACCAGGCCCCCTCTGTCAAATCCGTGGGTATCACCGGTCAGCTCACCGGTTCACGTGCTGACCTGATGATT